GTAATCTTGTGCAAAGTAATTTGACAAGAGGGGGTGTCGTGTCATACTATCGGGGACATGAACAAAAAACCTCCTGAATTGCATTTGGTTGATGGGACAACTCCCCGCAAGGGCATGCCTACGGCATTGCCTGACAACATCAAAAAAAGAATCCCAAAGGCTGAATGGGTCGATAACCCTGATGCGTGGGACAAGACTAAGTTTATTGAGGAAACGTCAAATTTTTTGTATGAGGTCTACGGGATTGGGAATGATCAGGACAAACATACGCTGGCTATGTTGGCTGACCATATCGATACTTATGTGGCATGCACAAAAGCGATTAAAAAGGGCGGGATTGTGACCTCGTTCAATAATGGGCAGACGATTGGTCCGAATCCGTATCTGACTGTACGCAATAAGATGATGACGCTAATAATTCAATTGATGAACGAACTCGGGTTAACACCTAGAAGTAGGCTGTCGGCTGGGAAATCTGAGGAAAATAGTCCGGTGGCTCAATTCCTGCGTGGTCCGTTGGCTCAGTAAGGGTTTTCGATGAATTGGCAAGACGGGGTAGCGTATGCGCACGCTGTGGCAAAGGGCGAGATAAATGTCTGCAATGATGTTCGGCTGGCGTGTCAGAGGTTTATAAACCAGTACGAAAATCGTGAGTGGGAATGGGTGTTCGATGAGAGGTTTCCGAATCATGTAATTCAGTTCGCCTCTACGCTGAGACACACGAAAGGTCCGCAAGCGGGAGAGCCGATAACACTCGAGCCGTTTCAGTTGTTGCTGATTTGCGCTATTTATGGGTTCAGGTCTAAAAAGGATTTGAACAAACGAATGGTGACGGATGTCATACTGTTTATTCCCCGTAAGGCTGGTAAGTCTACGATTTCTGCGGTGTTGGGACTTTATGAGTTGCTGTGCGGTGATGCTGGACCGGAAGTGTTTACGCTGGCGACAAATCGGGAACAGGCGACTATTGTGTTTGATGCTTCTAAGGGCTTTATTGATGCAATGCCCAAAGAGTTGGCAGACTTGTTTGTGCCGAGCAAGTACATGATTGGTAAGCGGGGTGATTCGCAGTCGATGTTTAAGGCTTTGAGCCGAGATACAAAAAAATCGGGTGACGGTAAAAATCCCTCATGTGTGGTGATTGATGAGGCGGCACAGATTACGGATAGGAATTCGATTGAGGTTTTGCACTCTGGTATGGTGGCTAGGCAGAATCCGTTGCGGGTATATATTACAACGGCAAGTTTCACAAAAGACACAAAATTCTACGAAGATTTGTCGATGTTTCAGTCTATGTTGCGGGGCGAGGCTACGGACAATTGCCGCTGGTTTGGGTTAATGTACGGGTTAGACCTTGGCGATGACTGGCGAGACCCTGTTAACTGGCGTAAGGCAAATCCGATGCACGGGATATCGGTGTATGACGATGCGATTGCTCAGAGGGCAGAGGAAGCGAAGCATAAGCCAGCCGCGCTTAATGAGTTTCTTTGTAAGACTCTTAATGTGTGGGTGTCTGCAAATGCCGCCTGGCTTGACAGACAGCATTGGGACGACCCCGTATGTATTTTAATAAACCCTAGAAAAGATCCAGAGGCGGTGTTTATGGGGTTCGACTTGGCGGCTACGCGAGATTTAAATTCGGTCTGTACTTTTAAGAGATACGGGGAGATGGACTACGAGGCCGAATGGCAATTCTTTTTGCCCGAGGATAGTCTGACATTTATTCCAAAGCATTATCTGGACATTTTTCAGGTGGCTATCAAGAGCGGTATCCTGAAATTGACGGAAGGCAATGTAATGGATGACAGGGAGATTTCGGAATATATTATTAATCAGCAATGTCAGAAGTACAACATTAAAGAGGTGGGATACGATGCCTACAATGCCGCTAGTCTGGTGGCAAGGTTGCACGATGCTGGAGTGCCTGTTAAAAAAGTCGGTCAGGGTATGGCGGTTTTGAATAATCCGAGCAAATACATTGAAAAATTGATATTAAACAAACAAATTAAGCATGATGGCAACCCGTTTGTTGGCTGGCAACTTGGCAATTGCGAATGTTATACGGATGTGAACGGCAATATTAAAGTTAGAAAGAACGAAGCGGATAAGGCGGCTAAGGTTGACGGCATCATTTCGATGATTATTGCGGCACATTGTTCGCTGGACAATCCTTATGTGAGCGATAGTTTTGGATTTAGAGCGTTTTAATGTAACATTGCTCAACTTCTGGGGGAAATTATGGGCATTTTGGACATTTTTAGCGGTAAAAAGAACACCCAAAACGAGGCGAACGTTGTCCTTGGACAGATGCAACTCGGTAACCAAGTGGTTATTGGGCAAAATAAAAACCAGCCTTCACAGCAGTTACTTTATGTAACAACCTCTAGCACTACGACTGCGGGGCGTGTTTTGGACATGTCTGCGCTGACGCGAAACTCGACTGTAATGGGTTGCGTGGGAGTTAAGGCGAGGTCGCTGTCTCAATGCGGTATATCGGTAATGGCGAAGAATAAGGACGGAAGTCTGGTGGATGCTGTTACAGACCCTAGCGTGGGTACGAGGGATAAGGCGAAGGCGCAACAAGTGCTAAACCTATTGCAAAACCCTAATAATTTCCAGAGTGCGTATGAGTTCTGGTATCAATGGATGATGTGGCAAGACTTGGCGGGTGAGTCTTTTACGCTGTGGTGGAGAAAAGATCAAAAAGACCCTGTGCAGACTCCTGTCGAGATGTACAACTTGGATGCTACGCTGATTACGGTTAAATTAAATCCGGGCAATTATCCTGCGTATGTGCTGAGTTCACCCTCGTATGGATTTAGTAAGGATACGCCTCTGGAAGCGCATCAGGTGATGCACATTAAGGAAGCGGCTTGGCAAGGTTCGTCTGGTTTTAACAAAGGTATTTTGGCTACGGAGTTGATTGCGTTAGATCAGGATATTGACATCTATGCAAACTTCATTATGCAGAATGGTGCGAAACCGTCTGGCATTTTCTATACCGATCAAGTGATTCCTGACGCTAAGTTTAAGGAAATCGCTTCGCGTATCAAAGAGACTTGGAACGCTATGACGGGTAGTCGTTCTACTGACCCGAGCAAGGCTGGTCAGGGTATGTTGTTAGATCAGGGCATGAAGTATGACCCTATCAAGATGCTGACCTTGCAAGATGCGGAAGCGGCTGAGTTAAAAGTGCAAACAATGAAAAGGATTTGCGGATTGTTTGGTGTGCCTCCTGCAATGCTGGGGATTGCTGACCAAAAATATAATAATACGCAAACAATGCTGGATGAGTTTTATAAAACGGTGATGTATCCGACCATTATCAATATTGAGCAAAAACTCAAGCAACAATTGTTTAAGGGTTATCCTAATTTGTGCGTTCGTTTTGATACGAAAGACTTTTTGAAGGGTGCGCCTCTTGATCAGATGAATTTCGTTACAGCGGCTGTTAAAGCGGGTATCATGACACCTAATGAGGCACGCGAATATTTGAATATGTGCCGTATCGATGGCGGTGATGAATTGCAAGCGGGTGGCTCATCTAGCGAGCCATTAAAAGGCACATCACCGCAGGATACAGGGGGTGGTGGCGGTGGTCAGAGTCGTAAAATGAATATCGGGACGACCTAATGAATAGCATTAAAAAAATGCTCATACAAATGACTTCACAAATCCGAACGAGTAGTGTTACACTCGAGCCGGTAGAGAAACCCCACAAGATAAAAGACGACAATCAATCTATTCACAACGGGGTGATAAATGAAGAATTTAACTCTAATTTGCGAAGCCAAATTAAGCCTGACACCAAACGAAAACGAGGGCGTCCAGCCAAGCGGGTTAATTGAGGCAGTATGCACGACATGGGGCGCACGTGAGGGTGCGGATGGTCGCAAGTTCAATTACCAGCCAGAGGGTTTTGCGGATTGGGCGAAGGAGTTTGCAAAGGGCGATAAGCCTTTGCCAATGTTCCTAAATCACAATGACTTGGGTATGCCGATGGGTGAGTGGAATTCTTTTGAGTTCGATGACACGGGCATGACTGCAAAGGGTCGTTTGTATACGAATACTGTTGGGGGCAATGACCTCTATCAAATCCTCAAAGAATCTCCAAAAATGTTCGGTGGTGTTTCAGTTGGCGCTTATGCTGACGAGGCTCGCTGGGTCGATGAGGACGGTAATCCTTTTGAAAATGGTCCAGATGGGACTATGTATTCAAACCCTGATTTTGATTACGAAAAAGCGTATTTTCAAATTATTAAGGGCGGTATGCGTGAAGTGTCGGTCGTGATGTACCCGAATAACCCGCATGCGGAAATTAACAAACTCGAAATGTTCAGCCCAGAGGGTGTATTGAACATTCGTTCGGTCGAAAAGGCTCTGCGTGAGGCGGGTCTGACTCGGAAGGATGCGACCACCGCATCTTTGGTATTCAAGAGCGCTTTGGAACAGCGTGAGGCAGTTCGTAAGCCACTTGAATCTCTACCAAATCAGAGTGAGTCTGATGCGGTGGCAAATGAAGCCGAAAAACTGCTTGCCGCTTTCGAAGCGCGTGAGTTGTTAAAGGCACTCGAAAAACGTATCTAAAGAAAGGACATCATCATGTCTATGGATAAAGTAATTGAAAAAGTCGATGCGATTGCCGCATCAAACGAGGCAAAGATTGACGCTGTTAAGACCGAAGTTTCTGCTTCTGTTGCTACTGCTGTCGAGAGTGCTAAAAATGAGATGAGCGAGAAGTTTGCCGCTTTGGAAGCCAAGGTTGCATCTATTCAAGCGCCTGAGTACATTCGCGCACCCCACAAGACCGTTCGCGGTGATGTGAATCGTCGCGTTAAAGAGCAACTCGCTAGTTTCACAAAGAGCAATGCTCGTGTGCATACTGAGTTGAAGGTTTGGGAATCTGACGATCAGTATTCTGCATACTTGACAGAAGCATCAACCCTGACAGGTTCTGGTGCTGGCATTGGTGGTCGTACAGCGTACGACCCCGTGTTCCACAAACTGCGTTTGATCAACCCAATGCGTGGTGTGTCTCGTAATGTGGCTACTGATGGCTCAACCTATCAGTTCCGCGCAAAGACGGGCAACGCTGGCGCTCAATGGGGCTATGCAATTCAGAACAACGGTTCTGCTACAACTGAGGCGACTAGCATTTGGCAGTTGAACATGCAAGACATTAACGTTCAGTTCCCAATCCGTACAGCGGCTTTGGACGACATCGATGGCTTGGAGTCAAATGTTGTTGATGACATGTTGCAAGAATTCAGTCAGCAAGAAGGCTTGTCGATGATTTTGAACAACGACCAGTCTGGTACAACTACTACTGCTTACGGTGGTACGGATGGCTTGCGTGGTCTTAATTCTTATCCCGGTGCTAACAGTTCTTATAGTGGCGGTACTATCAGTACTGCGGCTTTCGGTACTAGCGGTACAGCGGCTACAAATGGCTTGCATAGCATCGCTACGTATGACCAGTTGACCACTAACGGTTTTGGTGCGACAAACAATGTGTCTTATGCTGATTTGATTCAGTTCATTCACAATTTGCCACAACAATACTGGTCTACTGGTAACCGCTTCGTTATCAATCCTTTGATGCTCGCTGGCATCCGTGGTTTGGTGGACGATAACGGTACGCCTGTGTTCGAGCGTATGTCTCCGTTGGTCTATGACGGTATCGTTGGTAAGTTGCTGGGCTTCGATGTGGTGGTTAACACCTATTTGAACAGCCCCGTTTCTGTTGGCGGTTCTGCTGGTACTACAAGCCTGTACCCAATGTACTTTGGCGACTGGCAACGTGGTCATACAATCGTAGATCGCTTGAGCATGGTTCTGCGTAGATACGAACAGACACAGCCAGGTTTCATCACATTCTTTGGCGAAAAACGCCTTGCCACATCGGTGGTCGATCCATTTAGCATTATTCGCTATCGTTCGACAGCAACTGGTGCTTAATTAAGATGGGGGGCTTCGGCTCCCCTCTTTTAATTTTTAAGGATTTATCAAAATGAGTGCAAACCAAAAAATTTTAGACGGCATTAAAAAAGCCATGAACGAAGGCGGCAAAGTGAAGATTGACTTGCGCGAAGCCTCGACTATTACGGGTTCGGGTCTGGACATTGGCGGTCGCACTTATTTTGATGACGCTTTTTCTGCTTTGCGTTATGCAAATCCGTTTCGTATGGGTTCACGCAATATCAAAGCGCCTAATAGTTCTGGGGTGCAATTTGTAGCAAAGACTGGTAATGCGACTGGTGCGAATCCGTGGAATCCTAATGCTACGCCTAATACTGGCTCGCCTGATACAGCGACTTCGTTTTGGGTGATGCCTACACGGATTATCAATGCTCAGTTGCCGATTCGTATTGCCGCGATGGATGATATTAACGGCTTGCAAGATGCGCTGATGATGGATTTGGCTTTGGAGTTTTCTCAGCAAGAGGGTGCTTCGATGGCCGCTAATAACGATCAGTCTGGTTCTACGACTACTACGACTGGTGCGACTTATGGTCTGCGCGGTCTTAATTCGTACACTAGCGGCTCGAGTGCGGCTTATGGTTCTAGTGGTACTGCTATCACGAACGGCATTCATACGCTGGCAACGGTGTCTCTGGGTGGCGTTGCTGTTACTTATAACAAGGTGGTGGATATCGCTAATGCGTTGCCAGCGCAGTATTGGGCTTTGCCTACAACGGCATGGCACATGACACCGACAATGATTCAGACCTTGCGTCAGTTAAAAGACTCACAGGGTTTGCCTTTGTTCCTAGAGTTGGGCGAGCCGGGCGAAGGTGGTGCGGTTGGTTCGATCTTTGGATGGCCAGTCATTCCTAATTCGTTCCTGAGTTCTACATTCCCGATTTACTTGGCGAACTGGGACAGATTCCTGACGATTGCGGATGTCGAGGAGATGGATGTTCAGGTGTATGAGCAAACAGCGCCTGGCTTTGTGACGCTGTACGCTGAGAAACGTCTGGCTTCTACTGTCCGTGACCCATTTGCGGGTGTTCGCGCAAGTGCCGCCTAAGGGGTAAAACATGGCAGTTGAAAATCAAACTCTTGCACCGTTCTTTTCCAATAATAGGAATCCGTACAACTACGCTAAGTTTGAACAGATCAGCCGCGATGTTTCTACTCAATGGCTAACGCTTGAGGAATGCACTCAGCAGTTAAATTTGTACGATGACGAAAGTCAGGATGCGTATGTGCGATCGGTAGAGTTGGCGACTCGAATGGCCATTGAGGATTATTTGGGTATGGCAATTTTTGCCACGACTTGGATGGTGTTTTACACAAACTTCGGTTTGTATAACACAGCGGTGTATTTGGATTTGCCAGAGGTGTCTCAGGCTAGCACTTTTGGGGCTGGTGTAACAATTAACAATGTTAGTTGCTACACGACTTCAAATACAGTTCCTGAGGTTATTAACTCGGCTAATTACTCTTATGACCCTACGGGCAATCGCGTAATACTTAATTCGTTACCTAATACGCTCAACCAAGAGGTGGCAAACCCTATTGTGGTGACGTATACGCAAAATGCGAGCCCGTTGGCTTCGTATCCTGTTATTAAACAGGCGGGGTTGATGTTGTTGACGCACATTTATAACAATCGTTCTAATAGTACGGAAATCAAACTTCATGACATCCCGTTTGGGGTTGCTACTCTTTTGCGTTCTTACAAACCGCTGGTGATGTAATGGGAATCAAACGCTACGAGAATTTGGCTGTAAACAATGTCGTTAATGGCATTGATTCTTTTGGTCAATATACGACTACGCTGACAAAGTGGTTCGACACTCGTGGGTTGGTGGCTGATGTTTCAAATTCTGTGCGTATTTCAGAGCGGTATCGTGTTTATCAGGACTTGGTAAACATTACATTAAATTACACGCCTAATATGAAACAGATGGTTGATAACCAGAATTTGTATTCAATAACATGGCGTGGGTTCGATTGGCGTATTACAGATGTGCGCGAATCAAATGATCGTATGCGTGTGACGTTTATCTGTTATCGTAATGACCCGAGTACGCCAGTATGAGTACGCAACAGAATCCATCAGTTTACGCGCAGACTATTCAGTATCAACTGGCGAGCATTGTTTCGCCTGTGCCTGTTTATGCGTTGTTTAATCGTAACTATGCAACGCAACCTAAGTTTGTGACTTGGCAGTTGAGGAATGTGCATCAGCCAGTCTATACGGGTCAGACGCAAAGCAATAAGGGTATCGATCGCCCTGTTTTTCAGATGACAGTTTTCGCCCAAAATATGGACGATGCTTTCAATTTATCAAACACGATATTACAATCGCTTCATGGGTATTCTGGGACATTTGGCAACCCTGATAACGGGGGCTTTTTTGTCGCGAAAGCGGATGTCGTTTGGCTCTACAATACTTATGACAACGAGTTGGGGTTAAACCAAATTATTTTGGATTGCACCTTAGACGTTCCAACATAAGACAAGAATTGTTCATCAAATTTTTTTTATGTAAAGGAAAACAAAATGGCTCTCATTAATAAGGTTTTACCCGGCTATGTAGCAACACTCTGGTGTCAAGATGACGCTAACCCAGTTCCGTTGACTGATACTCAATTGGAAACATGGACTGGTCAAGTTGCTACCATTATTGGTACTTCTGCTGGCGGTACTGGTACTGCTGGTATTCAAGTGCCTGTGGAGGTCGTGCCTCCGTTCGGTTCTGACGATGCGTTTGCGGCATACTCTGTTGCTGGTGCTCGTACTGGTGCAAAGATCACAACTCAGAATCAGGTTACCTCGCTGACTATTACATCGGCTTGGAATCCCGCTGACACCGCTCAGTTGTTGATTCGTGATGATGGCTATAACGGCACGATCATTCGCACTTATGTTGTTGCTGTTTATGATGGCACTAACACCGTGGCGTATGCTTTCAATGGCCGTGTTGGTGGTCTCAAATGGGATATGTCTCCATCGGCTGAGGGTAAATTTGAATTTACTATTCACCCAACTGGCGGCAACTCCTACGGCTGGTCAAACAATACCTAAACTAGAAGCCCCTTCGGGGGCTTTTATACGACATGACAAAAGACACAAATACAGAGGCGTTGCTAAATTATTTGGTAACGCAAACGCAGACAGGACAAAAAAACTGGTTCGGTTTTCAGCAACAGCGTGTTGCTGGAATCGACCTGGCATATCGAATTGCCGCTTTGCATGCAGACAAGATGACACCGGACGAGGTGGTTAACTATGTCGTAGAGTTGAACAACTCGATATATAACAAGATGATTAAAGGATAAGACATGACGTTTGCAGATAAGTTGGGTGCGTCTTACACGCAAGTGCGCGATCAAGTAAAGATTAAAAAAATCGAAGTTACTGTCGGCAATGTAACTTTCAATTTGCGAGTTCGGATTCCGTTAAAGCGTGAGACGGAATTGATGATGGAAAGAATCGCAAAACCAAATCCTGAATTAGTCGAAAAAATCTATGCCCGTTTGAGCAGTCCGTTGAAGGAATCTATTGCGGAAGGCGGTGAGGATTTTCTCGAGGTCTTGAACAAAGACAAACAGATTATTACAGTCCTCGATGATGACATGATTGTCGATGGTAACTCTGTAAAACAAGTTGCCACATTTAATGCGATGTGGGAAACTAAGGTCGAGGAGTTTTTTCATTTATTGCAATCCGAGAGTGGCGAGCCAATCGATGAGACTTATGAGCAGATTGCGGAGGAATTCCCCGAGCCTGTTATTCGTCAAATCGTGGATGACATCGAGTCAGCAATTAAGCCTGACTACAAGACCGCAAAAAAAAACTAAGGCGGTCTCTGCGTAGGCAAGTAGTTGCCGCGATGGTTTTCAATGGTCACACGGAGCAGTATGTTGAGACTATTGACGAAGAATTATTCACGGAGATACAGGTCATGTACGCAGACGGGTTGCTTGGGAACAAAGGCATTTTTGATGCTTTGTCGCCTTTGACAGCGGCTGTATTTAATTACTTTCGTGCGGATAATGCACCGTCTGTTAAGACCTCCGATGTTTACCCTTGGGTTCACGAGTACAGCGTTGACCCGTCTAATGATGTCGACCCCGATGTGGCGGTGAGCAATGCTCTGTTGGGCTGGATGTCTCAGGCTAAGGGTTTCACTATGGATAGATTCCAAAATGGCAAATCCAACTAACAGAGAATTTAAGGTCGAGGGCTTTGAGGAATTGTTCAAGGCGATGGACGAACTCGGTCAGGAAGTTGGCAAGGCTAAGACTGACAATATCTGGCGTAGGGCGTTAGGGTATGCGTTTACGCCTGTGTTGGAGTCTGCGAGGACTCTAGCGCCTACTGATACGGGTCAATTGCGTAAGGGCATCTATATGAAGGTTGCTCGCCCGACTGCTAGGGATAAAGCGTCATCGTCTTATAAGGGCGAAGTATTTTTGGCGCGAGTAACGAGTTCTGCAAAGCGTGACGATAGTACGGTACACACAACGATCACAAAAAAGGGAAAAGAGCGAAAGGTTTATACCAATCGCCCTGTGGGACTTGCGGCAGAGTTTGGTACGGCTGATACATCGCCACAACCTTATCTCAGGCCGTCTTTGGAGAGCAATGCCGATAGGGTTATCAATCGGCTTGGTTATTCCGTTATGGCGGCTATCGAGGCTGGCAAATGGGTAAAGCAAAAAGGATAAAAACATGGCAGTCATTGGTTCACTATCGGTCAAACTTGGTCTGGTCACTGTGGAATGGGATCAGGCTACGGCTAAGGCAAAAGCGCAAGCAAAAGATTTAAAAAAATCAATTGACGAATTGGGTGGTGGCATTAAAACGCTTTCGGGTTATTGGAAAACACTCGGGGGTTCAATGTCTATCGGTGCGGTGGGCATTGGGGCTTTGTTGCAACAGACATTGCAGTTCACAGACGCAATTAGCGAAATGGCTAAGGGCTTTGACCTGAGTATCGAAAAGACGTTGCAGTTTAGAAAGGCTGTACAGGTCTCGGGTGGTAATGCTGAGGGTGCATCAAAAATCCTGTCAAGTTTGTTTTCTAAGATCGAGGAAGCCCGTTCGGGTAACGAAGCAACAATTGCTCAGTTTGAAAAACTAGGAATTTCGTTCGAGGAAATTTCTCGGATGAAGCCGGAACAGGCTTTAAATCGTGTCTTTGAGGCGCTGAGTAACATCGGCAATACTTATCAAAGGGTTAAGGCTGTAAAAGAGTTATTAGGTAAGCAAGGTATCGGCTTAGATTTAGAGCAAGTGTCGCAACGATTGAATATGACGACTGCGGAATTTCAGTCGTATGCAAGAAGCATTGAGAGAGTGGGTCAGGTTAATGATCAACTTGCGGAATCGTTGGACAACATGAAAATTGCTTTTGCAGACATGATTGCCCCGTTGGTTCGCGATGGCGTGGTGTCGATTGAAAAATTTAAAGCGGCTATGGTGGCTATAACTGCGGCCGCTGTGGTGGGCGGCTTGGTTACTATTGCTAGTACGATTGGCAAAATCGTTGTGCTTTTGAGAGAGGGTGCAAAAGTACAGGCGGCAATTACGGCTATGACAGGCGGTAAGGGTGCGGCACAGTTGGCGGCTGGCGCACTTGCGTATGTGGTTGCGAAACGGCAGTTCGATTTAGATGTCGAATCAGCAATTGCGGAAACCGAAGATTCTGATGCTAGCGATAAGCAAAAAGAGGAAGAAAAAAACAAGGTCGATTTGGCGGCTCGTAGAGAGATTATTGCGGGTCAGGCAAAAATTGCTTTGCTGAAAAAACAAATCGACTTCGCTAAAGAGGAAGGCGAAATCAAAATTAAAGCGTTGAATATGGACAAGTATTCAGCGCAGTTGATTGAGAACAACTTAACAAATGCTCGTGAAATTGCCGCGGCACAAAATGAACGTGCGCAAGCAATGAAAAAGGAAAATCTGAGTCAGGCGGAGATGAATAACATTGGCGAAGAATATCGTCAAAAGGTTTTATTGTCTGACGAGAAGGCGATACAAAATCAACAGTTGATTTTGGCTACGAGAGAGAAAGAGATAAAGCAAATTAACAATCAGCAGATGATTGCTAAGTCAATGCAAGAGTTTGAGGTTAAGCGCCTGGAACTTGAGCAAGAGCGTGCTTATATGACTGACAACGAGTACAAGATTGCGGTCGAGAACTTGTCAACGAGAAAACGTATTGCGGAAATTGAACAACAGATCGTTGATGCAAAAGACAAATACGGTGCAGGACCATCCTTTGATGCGGAAGAAAAACGCTTGCGTGACTTGATTGCAATTGAGCAAGAGTTAAATACGGTGCGGTTGCAAAGTATTGCGCTTTCAGAGAAACAACGCACGACTTTCTCTGAGGGCTGGGGCGAGGCGTTCCGTAAATATGCTGAGGATGCACAGGCGTATGGCAAACTGGGTTCGGACATGTTTACCTCGTTTACCTCAAATATGGGTAGCGCGATAGATAACTTCGTGCGTACTGGCAAGATGAATTTTAAGAGTTTTGCAAAAAGTGTTATTCAGGACATCTTGGCGATGATGCTGAAATTTCAGGCAATGCGGTTGTTGACTGCTGGCTTGGGTATGTTTGGCATGGGTTCGTTTATGCCTAAGACAGGGAGCATAACAATGTCTGGGATGCCGGGCAATATAGGTTTTGCGGCAGAGGGTGGCGATTTGACTGGTCCGACAATCGTGGGCGAGAAAGGTCCGGAGTTGTTGATTCCTAGTCGTAATACTGGTAACACGGTTATTCCAAATAATAAAATGCCGCAATTTGGCAGTACGAATGTGACTAACAACTACATTAATGCTATTGATACGAAATCGTTTGAGGAACGATTGCTAGGCAGTTCAAATGCTATTTGGGCGGCTAATGCTTACGCAAACAAAACATTGGCTGTAAATAGGGGTCGAGCATGAGTTTTCAGACTATTTTTGAGATACAGCAGTCGATGACTGTTAATAATCGTAGGACGGTTGGTCAGCAAGTGGCGCGAAGTGGTTACATCACGGTGGCGCAATATCTGACTGCTGTGCCTTGGGTGTTTACTATTCAGCCGCATCAGTATTTGTATTACCCTCAGGTGCGTGATGTTATTCAGAGTATTGATAACAAAGACAGGCAGTTGTCAGAGCGTATTATTTTTAACAGCGCAAACTTGTCTTGGTTTACAAAGTATCAGGGCGATGTGGTTGCGCCAGCGTTTACTCTGGCATCTACGCCTACGCCTAATACTCAGGTTATATCTGTGAATGTGACTGCTGGGTCTGGGTATGCGTTTAAGGCTGGCGACTTCTGCATGATTGGTGGGTATACCTATAAGGTGACAGCAAATGTTCTGCAAGGTACTGGCGTGGCGAGTGTGCCTATTCATCGACCTTTAATTGGGACGCCTAGTTCGGGTGCGGATGTTTATGTGGGAAATTCGTGTTCGTTTGCTGTGGTTGCAGAATCCTGCCCGACATATACACTTAACCCGATGACCGATGGGGCGTTTGTACAATGGGATTCGCCTTTCGTTTTTAGAGAGTACATCACATGACAACAATAAATGCTGTAACAGGCGCACAGATAAACCACGCAGAGTTCGTGCGCTTAACTGTTGGTAAAACTCCTGTCGTATACACCTTTTGTAACGCTTCTGCGCCTATTACTGTCGATGGTATTACATTTGCAAATCTTGGTGCTTTGCTGAATGTTGGCGATGTTCAGAGGGATATCAAGGCGACATCGGATGACATGACGATTCAGTTAACTGGTATCGACCCGACTAACATTGGCATTATTTTGGGTAGCGAGATCAAGGGTTCGCTGGTGGAGGTGTGGCGAGGATTCTTTGATTCAAACAATCAGATTATTACTACTCCTACGCAACAGTTTTTTAAACGCTATCAGGGCATTATCAATAGCGTTTCTATTAACGAAGATTTCAGTACGGAGAAACGAATTCGTGTTGCTACATGCAATATAGCGTGTTCGTCAATGCGTAGGATTTTGGAAAACCGATTGTCGGGTATGAAAACTAACAAAAGCAGTTGGCAGTTTACTTATCCTGCGGACACATCAATGAATCGTGTTGCGGAAATCTCTAATCAATATTTTGACTTTGGAAAGCCACCGCAAAAGAATACTCAGGCTAGCGAGACAACTGTTACAACATCAAATTCAGCAGTTGAATTCAATAGTTGAAACAAATTTCTAAAATGATAAAACTTGCAACAAGATACGACATACCAAGATTGCTGGAAATTGTGGAGGCTTATGCGTATGAGAATCCGATTCAGAAACTTGGTGAACAATCAAATCACTTTCCTAAATATGTCGAGGAACTCTTGTTCAGCATCATTCAGGGACGTGGTTTCATTTATGTAGATTCGCATTTGCGTGGTGCTATCGTGGCGTATAAGACTTCTAATATCTGGTCGCCTAAGGTTAAAGAGTTGAACGAGTTGTTATGGTGGGTCGAGCCTGAGTATAGGAATGGGACGGTTGGCGGTAGGCTTTGGAAGGCGTTTGACGATCGGGCAAATGCTATGCTTAAGGCGGGTGAAGTGGATTTTGTTTGCACATCGATTTCGGCAAATGGTCCGTTAATTGATTTCACTACCAGAGGTTACAAGCCTTTGGGCGCAACTTTTGTTAAGGAATAAAAATGGTCGGGTCACTTATTGTTGCGGAAATTACATCAACGGCAGTTTCTGCTTTTACTGCGGCACAGACAGCGGCCGCTTTTGCTGTCAACTTTGCAGTATCGCAAATTGTTACTCGTACTTTCGCTGACAATCCTGAGAATCAACAGGACATGGGAGTGCGTCAACAAGTGCCGCCTAGTTCTGTTAATGCCTTGCCTGTGGCGTATGGCGATGCGTATATGGGCGGGACATTTGTAGATGCGGTTCTGAGTAATGATCAGCAGACGATGTTCGATGTGCTGGCGGTTTCTAGCATTAGTCCTAATGGCCAATTTTCGTATGACTGCTCGCGTATGTATTATGGCGATCGCCTGATTACATTTGCGGCAAGTGGTGGGGCAATCTCGGCAACTGTATTTAATGGCGGCACAGGGTATGCGGTAGGCAATGTTTTGACTGTTGTTGGTGGCTTACCTACTACGGCAACGCAGTTGACTGTCACAAGCGTTTCTGGTGGCGTTATCACTGGCGTTAGTGTGTCTACGGCTGGCTCGTATACGTATGGCAATAATCCTTTGAATTGCGCTGGCGTGACTGGTGGTTCTGGGACTGGTGCAACTTTTATTTTGCGATTCTCTAGTTATGGTCCGACTGTAATTGCGCTGACTGATGATTCAGGAAATGTAGATACAAAGATTGGTGACAGGGCTAGACTTCAACTTCACTTGTACACATCTAATCAGGCGGGTGATGTGACTCGTTTTAACACCGCGAGTTATCCGTGGGAGGTTATGGGACCGAGCGAGCCATCGGGAATCCCGACAGAACTGCAATGGATTTCAGGTGCATACGATGGCGTGAATCCTAGTCGAAGAATGAATGGGACAGCGTTCTGCATTGTGCGTATTGCGTACAACCAAGATGCTGGGACATCTAGTTTGTCGCCTATTACTTTTTGCGTAAGTCATTACCTGAATGGTACGGGCGTGGCAAAGGCTGGCGATGTATGGTTCGACTACATTACTAACCCGATTTATGGCGGTGCTGTTGACGCTGATTTTGTAAATACATCAAGTGCAACTTTCCTGAATACTTATGGCGATCAGACGATTACGTTTACGGACTCTAATGGAGTAACTACAACACAACCTCGTTATCGCATCAATGGGGTGCTGGATGCGGGTCAGTCGGTGCTGTCAAATATTGATCGACTTATGTCTGCTTGCGATTCGTGGATGACGTATAACGCGGCATTGGGTCAATGGGCGGTGGTGGTTAATAAGGCTGAGTCGGTGTCATACGCTTTTGATGACAACAATATCATTGGCGATATTCGGGTGAGTGCGACAGATATTACATCGTCAATCAATCAGGTCGAGGCTCGTTTCCCATTTAAGCAAAACAAAGATCAGGCATCGTTTGTTAATATTGAGACTCCACCGGAGTTGCTATACCCGAACGAGCCTGTTAATAAATACTCAATTACTTATGACATGGTTAACGATTCGGTGCAAGCGCAGTACCTTGCAAATCGTTTGCTAGAGCAAGCCCGTGAGGATTTAATTGTCTCGTTTAGCACTACGTTTTATGGCATTCAGGTGGACGCTGGTAATGTAATTAGCGTAACGAATGCTGACTACGGGTGGAGTGCAAAGACGTTTCGTGTGATGAAGGTTAACGAAATTGCGTTAGGCGATGGAACGCTGGGGGCTAAATTAGAACTGAGCGAATACAACTCGGCTGTATATGATGACAAGGACATCACGCAGTTTACGCCTGTGCCTAATAGTAATTTGCCTAGTGCTAATTATTTTTCGCCTCTTAGCGCACCAGTAGTTTCGTCATCTACTTCGACTTCGGCTATTCCTAATTTTGCTGTTACGACAACGATTCCTACTGTCGGTCGAGTTACTTATGTAAATTTGTTTTACACGACCTCAACAACGCCAACGGCTACGGATTGGAAATTGTTATCGGCAGAAAATTTGGTGGATGGCAATGCGTATACCCCAGGTTCTAGTCTGATTTTTAACAATCAGGTTTTGGCTACTGGCACGACTACGACTGCAACATATTATTTTTGCTACATCGTAGGCAATGAGAACACTAAGTCGTTGCAAAGCCCGACAAGTGCATCGTTTACTTGGAATCCTGTAACTGGTGCAAATGGTACTCGGACTGCTATTTTGGACATGTATCAATGGTCGGCATCTGTACCGACTACATTCCCTGTGGGGGTGTCGGTTTACACATGGGCGACTGGACAATTTACTGCACCCGCTACGCCTAATGGCTGGTCGTTAACGCCTCCTACATCGACTGCTGGTCAAACGCTGTGGATTGCTCGAACAATTTATGTGGATACGGCAACTACGGCAACGTCTAATGTGACTTGGACAGCGACAACGGCTTACGCTGTGGGGGCGGCTGGTGATAATGGCACACGGACTGCGTTCTTGGAACTGTATCGCTGGGCGGCTTCTACGCCTACGACATTCCCGTCTGGTAATTCGACATATACATGGGCGACCGGTGCGTTTACTGCGCCAGCAACGCTTAACGGGTGGTCGTTGACCCCGCCAGCGGCTGTTACTGGTTACACCTTGTATGCGTGTTCGGTGCGGTATGTTGACTCGTTGACGACAGCGACATCTAGTGTGCCTTGGACAACTTCGACTGCGTATGCAGTGGGGGCGGCTGGAACGAATGGTGCGGATGGTGCGCCCGGCACGCCTGGACTAAATGGCTTGAGTTTTATCAATGCTTATTTGGTGCAAAGTCAATCTGCGTCTACGCCTACATTTAGTTCGGTGACTTCGGGTGCGACTATCCCGTCTGGCTGGAGTGCAACTTCACCCGCTGTTAGCGTGGGTCAGGTTATGTGGTACATCCAAGGTCGGTATAATAGTACCTCGTCAACGATTAACGGAGTAGCGGCTAACACTACCGCTTGGACTGGACCGATTGCGGCTAGTATTTTTCAGGACATTCGTTCGGATAACTGGAACGGCTCGACACCGCCTACGGCATCTAATGTTGCTACATGGGGTTCGACAGGCTATTACATTAGTCGCACCGATGGCAATATGTACGCTAACGGGTTTTATGCTCGTGGCGTAATGAAAGTTAATGGCGGGGTGTATGACCCTAGTTTGGGGTATACAACGGCTTTAGATGCAAACTCTGCGGCTGGTTCTGCTGTTGGTGTTATTGGATATACAAATGCGACTGGCGGCTTTGGCATGGTGGGCTGGACTGATAACGCTTTGGCTTATGCTGGCATTAACGGTACATCAACACAAAATGGTTCTATTGGTGTTCAGGCTAACAATACGGGTGGTGGATTTGCCTTAGATGTTGCTGGAAAAATGCGTATTAGTAATAGTACAGTTGTTACAAACTTAAACGCAAATTATTTGCAAGGCAATCCAGCATCTGCTTTTTATGTTGCTGGTGGTGCGTTAGGTACTCCGTCATCAGGTACTCTTACAAACTGCACATTTCCTACGCTTAATCAAAATACAACGGGTAATGCGGCTACGGCAAGTAACGCTAGTCTGTTAAATGGTTTGGCGGCAACTGCGTTTGTAAATGTTGCAAGTGGAACAACAAACGGAAAATACTTTTATTATGTGAATAATACTGGCGCACCAAGTGACCCTGTAAACAGGGCGGCTTGGATTTTAGTTTCAACAAATGACGGTGGAACTGTTTATCTCCCCGGCTATATTTAAGGAAAAACCATGAGAACTGTTACGATTCCAACTCAGACCGTGATTGAGAGCATTCAGTCATACAACTATCAAGTTGGCAGTTATGTTTATGTCGTAATTGGCGTTGGCAAAATGGTGGATGGTGCGTTCGTTTTTGATGTGCCTCAGCAGTTTGATAGCGTTTATATTATTGATAGTCCTGCGGTAGTTGACCCTGTTACACAGCAACAAATGAAAGCGGCTACGACAGACTTTACGGAATTGATGGCTCAATACCCAGAGGGTAATTTTTCGACTGACGATTTGTGGCCATACATTGACCAAGTTCGTGCGAGGCGGTAAAATTTAAAAAAAGATAAGATAGCATCCGTCCCCATGCGAGTTTGCGGGGTGCGTAATTACCTGAGTACAGGGAAGCAAAATGGCTATTTTTAATAAAAACACGCTACTACAAGTAAGCGGGTTTGATAACGAAATCATTGCTGGTGAGTTGGTCTGGCAACAGAAAACTTATTGGAATCTGACAATGACTGCCGCTGATGGCGTGACTCCTATTGATTTGACGGGCGCGACTATTGACGCACAGATCATTCGTAGGGCGGTAACAAATATTCAAGACACACGCAATGGGCTGTCTTTTGACATTGCTAATTACACTCCGACACCGACTCCTGTTGAGTTGACTATTGCTAATCGTAGTAACTCGACTGGGTTTTTCACGCTGGTTATTAACGATACTACATGGAGTTTGATTGACTCAGACCCAGAGTTGGACATTAATGCGGTGGATTGCGTAGGGTTTTCTGGTCGTATCAAAATTGGATTCCCTGCGAATTCAACAAATCCTGCGGATGATGCAATTATTTTCTTGTTATTCCTAGTTCGTTCTGACGGTATTGTTGTGGAGTAAGAACACATGCCAAACATCAGCGTTAATGTAGCGAACGCGAATGGCGTAAATGTTCAGGTTCAAGACCCAAATAATCTCAAGGTCATTGTTCAAAATCCGACAACTATCAATGCTGTCGTTACGCCACCAGCAAACAACATCATTACTCTTAACCGAGGAATCGTTGGTCCACAAGGTCCAGCAGGACCATCGGGGTCATCAAACATTGGCGGTTATCCAGTTTCAATTACAGGCGCACAAAATTATGATGCGCTGATGTGGGTTTCTGGAGAATGGATCAATGTCCCTCAAACCGAAATCACCGATGGTGGAAATTTTTAAGGAATTATCATGAGCAATACTATTCGCATTAAGCGTAGGGCAAATGGTGGTGGTGCTGGCGCACCTTCATCATTGGAAAACGCCGAGTTAGCCTTTAACGAACAAACGAATATCCTGTACTACGGTACAGGTACAGGCGGCTCTGGCGGGTCAGCAACAAGCATTATTCCTATTGCTGGTAATGGTGCTTTTGTTGATACATCAACCGACCAAACCATTGGCGGCAATAAGACCTTTAGCAATACTATTCTTGGTAATGCTTCAACAGCAACTAAGTGGGCTACGGCTCGCGACTTGTCGCTGACTGGTGACGCTACGGCTACGCTTGCGTCTGTTGATGGTTCTGCAAATGTGTCGACTGGTATTACATTCGCAACGGTTAACAGCAACATTGGCGCGTATACAAAGATTACGATTAACGCTAAGGGTTTGGCTACGGCTGGTTCTCAGGCGAGTTTGTCCGACTTATCTAGTCCGACATCATCGTTTAGCATGGGCAGTCAACTGCTGACAAATTTGTTAGACCCTGTTAACCCTCAGGATGCCGCGACAAAGAATTATGTCGACAATGTGGCTCAGGGTTTAGACCCTAAAGCGTCTGTGGTGGCCGCTACGACTGGCGATATTACGCTGTCAGGTTTGGGTACTCAAAGCGGTGGCGACTGGACTTCTGCGCTGTCTGATGGCGACCGAGTGCTGGTTAAGAATCAAACTCTGTCACAAAACAACGGCATTTATAACGCCTCTGCAAGCGCCTGGACTCGTTCTAGCGATGCAAATACATGGGCAGAGTTGGTTTCTGCTTTTACCTTTGTGGAGACGGGTGCGACCGAAGCCGATACTGGCTGGGTTTGTACTGTTGATGCTGGCGGTACGCTGGGTACTACGCCTGTTACTTGGGTTCAATTCTCTGGTGCTGGCTCGTATACGGCTGGAACTGGTTTGACTTTGACTGGACAACAGTTCAGTATTACTAACACGGCTGTAACAGCGGCTTCGTATGGCAATAGTAACGGGACACAGACACCGACATTTACAGTTAATGCTCAAGGTCAATTGACTGCGGCATCTACTGTTGACATTAATGTGGATGGCGGCACATACTAAAGACATCGACCCTGCTATATAGCAACGAAAGGGAAGCCCTATGGCTAATAAAATCATTCTAAAAAAGACGTCAACGGCTTCTAAGATTCCGTTGGCAACTGATTTGGAAGTTGGCGAGATTGCGGTTAACTTAGCCGATCAAAAACTGTACAGCAAGAACGCAAGTGGCACAGTTATTTTGGTCGGTGATGGCCAAGGTACGGGCGATGTTACGGGACCGTCTAGCGCAACGGATAACGCTGTTGCAAGATTCGATAGTACTACTGGCAAACTGATTCAGAATTCCGTAGTCACTATCGATGACACAGGAAATGTTGCGGGTGTTTTATCTGAGCAATACAACACCGCAGGGACACCACCCACAATCGTTGAAGGTTTAGAAGCATGGGACAGCGGCAATGGTACGCTTGAACTTGGCTTGACTGGTGGCGTTGTTTCTTACAAGTATGGTCAACAAGAGTTTGTAAGGGCGTATAACGGTAGTGGTTCTGCTATGACCAAAGGTCAGGTGGTCTATATCGTTGGCGCACAGGGCAATCGTGTAGATGTTCGTTTGGCATTGGCTACTTCTGATGCAACATCTGCTGGGACAATTGGTTTTGTTGCCGAGTCAATTGCTAATGGTGCAGAAGGTTGGGTTCAAGTATCAGGCACATTGTATAAATTAGATACATCTGCTTTAACTGCGGGTGCGCCTTTATACCTTTCGCCTACTGTTGCTGGTGCGTATACAACAACAAAACCAACTGCCCCCAATCACACAGTTATTTTGGGTTGGGTTGAGCGTGTTAGCGCAACTGTTGGTTCGTTCTATGTGAAGGTCGATAACGGCTACGAACTTGACGAATTGCATAATGTATTGATTACATCGCCTACTAACGCACAGGCTCTTGTCTACAATTCATCGGTTGGTGTTTGGGAGAACAACACAGTTTCGCTGACAGCGGGTGTTAATGGCATATTGCCTGTTGCTAATGGTGGTACTGGAACGGCAACGCCTAGTTTGGTGGCGGGTACAAACATTACGATTACGGGAACATTCCCTAATCAAACAATTAATTCAAGCGGTGGCGGTAGTTTGCCAAGCCAATCGGGTAATGCGGGTAAATACCTTACAACGGATGGCACTAATGCGTCTTGGGGTACTGTATCTGGTGGCGGTGGTCCGATTACGCAGAACTTAGACCAAGTAACATCTAATCAAACCATTGCAAGCGGTTCTAATGGTTTTTCTGTTGGACCGATGACTATCGCAAGCGGTTACACGGTGACTGTTGCAAGTGGTCAGCGTTGGGTCATCATTTAAGGAAAAGACATGAGTACGATTCGTGCGGGTACAACTACAACCACAGCGTTGGTGCAGACTGGTGACACATCAGGAAACATTACTCTGACTGCTGATAGCGGAATTGTTACTGCTAATGCTACTGGTGCGCTGACTGTTCCATCAGGAACAACTGCACAACGCCCCGCAAGCCCTGTTAACGGAATGACAAGGTACAACACAACACTTGGTGCTAATGAAATATATCAAGGCGGTGGTTGGAATACTTATTCTTTGATTTATTCTGTTGATTATTTGATTGTTGCTGGCGGTGGTGGCGGTGGTGCAAATAACGGAGGCGGTGGCGGTGCTGGTGGGTTATTAACAGGCTCTACAAATGTTAATTCTTCAACAAGTTATGTTGTAACTGTTGGAGGTGGTGGTGCTGGTTCTACTGGAACGATGAATCCAAACGCTGGTGGCTCTAATGGCGGCAATTCTTCTGCTTTATCAATTACGACTATTGGTGGTGGTGGTGCTGGCGGTCAAGGTGGTCAATCTGCTCAATCAGGCGGTTCAGGTGGCGGTGCTGGAAATGCAA